ATCTAAGAGATGTTGCTTTGGCTGATGGGCAATTTTCAACATGGAATAAAGTGACTGGATACGCAAAAGGTGAAGGTGGTTTAGATGTGTTTAATCTAAAACCTTCGGCTGAAATATATGGATTGGTTGATAGAGCAATGAATGGCAACCTTGATGATGTAACAGGCGGAGCTCTAAACTTTTATAATCCGGCAACAGCAGATCCTAAATGGGGCGCAAGATACGGCGGTAACTTCCCGTTAACGATTGGTAATCACATTTACGGGTGGGCTAAATAATGGATACTGCAAACAAGTTCAGCATGGAAGCAAATGGCATGGTACAAACCAAGCCTTTGACTGAGTGGAAAAAAGAACCAAGCGTCATGGATCTGAAAGCAGATCTAGAGATTGCTAAACCAAGCCGAGACACAAGAGTTACTCAGGTTCAACATTGGCTCAATCTTCGAAACATTGAAGGCAGTGTCAAACCAAAGCAAATCAAAGGCCGTAGCCAAGTTCAGCCTAAGCTCATTCGTCGGCAAAACGAGTGGCGTTATTCTGCTGTTTCCGAACCTTTCCTAAGTTCAGAAAAGCTATTCAAAGTGTCTCCTGTAACGTGGGAAGATAAGGCAGCCGCAAACCAAAACGAGATGGTTTTGAACTGGCAGATGCGTACCAAGATGAACCGAGTGAAGTTCATCGATCAAGTGGTACGTACGTTTGTTGATGAAGGTACAGCCATTATTCGTGTAGGCTGGGTCCGAAATTCAGAAATGGTTGAAGTCGAAAAACCTATCTACAATTTCTATGACCTACAGCCCGAAGATGAACAACAAGCTCAAATACTGGCGCAAGCTATTGAGATGCATGTTCAGAACCATAACGAGTATCTGAATCTACCGGAAATCATCCAGGAAGCTGTTGAGTATACGTTAGACAACGAGCGACCTGTGTTTGCAGAAGAAGTCGGCGTGGAAATTGTTGAAGAAGAGAAAATCCTAGATAACCGTCCTACGGCTGATATCCTCGACTACCCTAACTTCTATCTAGATCCTTCAGCAGAAGGAGACGTCGATAAAGCTACGTTTGCGGTTATTTCGTTTGAGACTTCTAAGGCAGAACTGCTGAAAGATGGACGCTACTCGAACCTTGAAGACATCAAATGGGCAAATCAAAGTCCACTAATTGAAACTGACCACGAAACGATGTCAGACAACACAACCGCTTTCAAAGACGACTTGCGCAAGCGTGTCGTAGCCTACGAGTATTGGGGCTGGTACGACATTAACGGCGATGAATCCCTGGTTCCAATTGTGGCGACATGGGTTGGAAGTACGATGATACGTATGGAAAAGAATCCATACCCGGACCAGAAATTACCGTTCGTTGTCATCCCCTACTTGCCGGTTAAAAAGAGCGTGTTTGGGGAACCTGACGCAGAACTTTTGAGCGAGAAACAAGCAATCTTGGGTGCCGTTACACGTGGTATGGTTGATCTGCTGGGTCGCAGTGCTAACGGGCAAACCGGTTTCTCTAAAGACATGCTCGATGCGGTTAACCGGCGCCGGTACGAATCTGGTCAGGACTACGAGTTCAACCCTAACAAGGATCCACGTTTGGGCGTACATCAACATTCGTACCCAGACATCCCGACATCAGCCATGAACATGTTGGCTCTTCAGAACCAAGAAGCAGAAGCTCTGACAGGCGTTAAAGCCTTCTCAGGTGGCTTGTCTGGTGAAGCCTATGGAGATGTGGCCTCTGGCATTCGCGGTATGCTAGACGCCGCCTCCAAGCGCGAAATGGCCATTGTGCGTCGATTGGCTCAAGGCATCAAAGACATCGGAGATAAGTTTACGTCGATGAACGCAATCTTCTTGTCAGAAGAAGAAGTGATCCGCGTAACGAATGATGAGTTTGTTTCCATTCGTCGTGAAGATCTCGTTGGTGAGTTTGATCTAGCAGTAGATATCTCGACAGCTGAAGTGGAAAATGCTCAGGCTCAGGATTTGACGTTTATGTTGCAAACAATGGGCAACACGATGGACTTCAACCTGACTAAAATGATCTTGGGTCAGATTGCAAAACTGAAGCGTATGCCGGATTTAGCTAAAACAATTGAGCAGTTTGAGCCTCAACCTGATCCAATTGAGCAAGCTTTGCGTGAAGCTGAACTACAAAAAGTACAAATGGAGATTCAGGTACTTCAGTCAGAAATCATGGTGAATCAAGCAAAAGCCCGTGAAACTTCCTCCGGTGCAGATCTTAAAGATCTAGAGTTCCTAGAGACAGAAACCGGTACTAAGCACGCTCGAGACATAGATAGGTCACATGCTCAAGCACAAGGTAACCAAGCTATGAAGATTACGGAAGGTATTTTGAAGCAAGGGGAAGGTGGACCTAGCAAAAGCAATATTCGTCAAGCAGTTGCGTATGATAGGATCACTCAGGCGTTGACCGATAGGAAGACTCAGTAAATCGTCCACACCACACCACATCATACCAAATTGCATCAGATACCTCTTAAGGACACAAGATGAATAACGACATTGCGGAACTTGAATTGAACATCGAAGCGGCCAAAGACCTCATGCAACAGCGTGATGCTCTTCTCCGGCTGAGCGATAACCATGACTTCAAGAAAATCATTAGCAAGGGTTACTTTGAAGACGAGGCTGTACGTCTAACACACTGCACTGCTGATCCAAACCAAAAGAACCACAGAGATGAAATCATGATCAGCTTGCAAGCCATTTCAGTCCTGAAGCAGCATCTACATTACATTATCGTAATGGGAAATAATGCTGAGCAGGCGATGCTTGAAGCAGAAGAGACATTGGACGAAATCCGTGCTGAAGGCGGTGACGTATAATGGCAGATGTAAATTATGACGGTCTTACCGATGAAGAGTTGATGCAGCTTCCCGATCCTGAAGAGACAGAAGATCCGACACTGTTTATCGAAGAAGACATCGAACCGACGTTTGAGCAGGAACTTGATGATGCAGCCGATGAACCGGTTGCCGAAGAAGAACCAACCCAAACCGAACCAGAGCAAGTCGAAGCAGAAGAAGCGGCAGCCGAAGGCGAAGCCGCTGCTGATGCTGACGACGTTACTGATGAAGAAATCGAAGAACCTATAGAAGAGCCTGTAGCTGCAACCGAAAAGGAAACAGCTGAAGAGCCAGAGGTCACTGAAGATACGCCAGAAGCGACAGACGATGAGCCAGATTACAAAGCCTTGTACGAGGAAGTAATGGCTCCGTTTAAAGCGAACGGCAAAGAGTTCAAACCCGAGTCCTCGCAAGAAGCGATTCGATTGATGCAACAGGGTGCTAACTACGTCAAAAAAATGACTGCGTTACGTCCAAATTTGAAGCTTATGCGAATGCTTCAAAACCAAGATTTACTCGACGAGGAAAAACTAACTTTCCTTATTGATATATATCGCCGCGAACCTGCAGCGATTCAGAAGCTTCTCAAAGACGGGAATGTGGACCCTATGTCCATAGATACCGATGAGGAGCCCAAATACAGCCCCGGAGATCACAAAGTCAGTGATGACGAGATGGCGTTTCATACCACCTTAGAGGAAGTCCTTTCCTCAAGCACTGGATCAAAAACCATCAAACTCATCAATGATACATGGGACGCCCGGAGCAAAGAGGAGGTTTATCGAGATCCCGATATTCTCAAGCTGATGGATCAACATCGACAGTCTGGCATCTACGACAAGATTGCCACTGAGATCGATCGTCAGATGACACTGGGGGATATCTCGACAAACATTCCGTTTATCGAAGCCTATAAGACCGTTGGTGACAAGCTTTATCAAGCAGGCCGACTGATTCCGCAAGACCACACGCAAGGCACAGCGCCCAATGCTTATGGTTCAAGTGAACAGCAACGCCGACCTGTAGCGACAAGCAAACCCAAACGTTCCGTAGCCTCGAACGGAGACCGCGTTAAGGCTGCCTCCCCTACACGCACAACCCCGAAAGCGCCTGCTAAAGAGTTTGATCCGTTTGCTATGTCAGATGATGAACTCATGAAGGCGACATCTCCCCGTTTTTGAGGAACTGAACAATGTCTCAGATTTATAACGACGGCACCCAGTCAGGTGCAACAATCGACGGTACTGGCTCAAGCCAGATGAATACCTTCCTGTGGCAACGCAAAGCTTTGATCGAAGCTGCTAAAGACATGTACTTCATGCCCCTTGCGGACGTGACCAACATGCCTAAGCACTACGGCAAGAAGATCAAAGTTTACCACTACATGCCACTGCTCGATGATCGCAACGTCAACGATCAAGGTTTGGATGCTGCTGGCGCAAGTTACGCTAACGGTAACCTGTACGGCTCGTCCAAGGACATTGGCTCCATCGATGCCAAACTGCCGACTTTGACCGAGAACGGTGGTCGTGTAAACCGCGTTGGTTATACCCGTCTGCAAATTGAAGGCACCATGCAGAAGTTTGGTTTCTTCCATGAGTGGACCCAAGAATCCATGGATTTCGACTCCGATGCGGACCTGTATCAACACATCTCTCGTGAGATGATTACTGGTGCAACTCAGTTGGGCGAAGCTGTTCTGCAAAAGGAATTGCTGGCAGGTGCCGGTACAATTGTCTTTACTGGCGATGCGGTATCTGACGTCACAGTTAACGGTGAATCTGCTGATCCAGCTGTTGTGGATTACGAAGATCTGATGCGCCTTAACCGGACGCTGAACGACAACCGTACACCAAAGCAGACGAAGATCATTGCAGGTTCTCGCATGATCGACACACGCGTTATCCCGTCCTCTCGTGTTCTTTACATTGGTTCCGAATTGGAATCGATCGTCAAAGGCATGACCGACCTCTTCAACAACCAAGCATTTATTCCGGTTGAGAAGTATGCAGATGCAGGCACTGTCATGAACGGCGAGATTGGTACTGTGGAACAGTTCCGTATCGTTGTGGTTCCTGAGATGCTGCACTGGGCCGGTGAAGGCGCGGCTGTGTCAATCAACCCCGGTTACGAAGAGTCTGGCGGCAATTACAGCATCTACCCGATGCTCTGTGTTGGCGATGGATCATTCACAACCATTGGTTTCGCCATGGGCGGTCGTGACGCGAAGTGGAAAATCATCACCAAAAAGCCAGGTGAAAAAACTGCTGACCGTACCGATCCATACGGCGAGAAGGGCTTCAGTTCTATCAAGTGGTGGCATGGTACGATGATCCTGCGTCCCGAGCGCTTGGCTCTCGTCAAAACCTTGGCCAAGATCTGATCTAGCTGAATAAGGGGAGGGGGCTTCGGTCCTCTCCTTTACGACTTTTAAACCGTCCATAAGGATAGACCATGTCTGAAATTAAAGAAGAGTTTGACCGCAGCCCCGAAGCCGAAATGGCTTCACTGAAGGAAAAAGCTACACAACTAGGCGTCGAGTTTAGCGCTAAGATTGGCCTTGAAACACTGCGTCTACGGGTTGCTGTTGCTTTGACAACACCCGAAGAAGAAGAAGAAGCTTTGCCCGATCTTAGGGGCATGTCAAAGCAAGAGAAGTTCATGAAAGTACGTGAGCACTTGCGCAAGACAGAACTGGCTTTGGTACGTGTACGCATTGCCAATCTCAATCCAGACAAGGCTGAATGGCCCGGAGAGATCATTACAGTCGTCAACAAGTATCTGGGCGCAGTACGCAAATTTGTGCCGTTTGGTGAAGCCACTGATAATGGTTATCACATTCCACAGATTCTGCTGACTCAGTTGAAGGCACGTAAGTTCCTGCAGAAGCGAACCAAGACTGATCCACGTACCGGAGAGATCACAGTAAACACTCGGTTTGTTCCTGAGTTTGGTATTGAAATCATGAAGCCATTGACAGCTAAAGAAGTGGCAGATTTGGCAGCTAGTCAAGCATCAACCCGAGGCATTGATTAATGGTCGGCCGACTGAATAGTGTAGACATTGAAGCCATGATAGACGGAGTTGATTACATTCATCATGGCACGTTGACAATTTGCGTATTATCTTTGCTGAACGGCGCTCAAGTTATCGGACAATCTAACGTGATCGATCCAAATAACTACGATGCTCAAGTAGGTTGCGACATGGCAGAAAAAGACGCCATCAGTAAACTATGGGAGCTCGAAGGATACGCAGTAAAGACTCGTGGATCAAAAAAGCTGCACTAAGAACAAAGTGACTCCTTAACGGGAGTCACACCACACCATACCAAAGGACTTGGTTCGATATGGCTGATACAGACCCACTCGCTAATTCGATCTTTACCGCGTTAACAGGCGATCTGGATCTAACCACGCCAGCCATTGATTTGGATTTGGATGATTTTGCAATTCCGACGGACACCGGTGTAGAAGCATATGAAACCATCAACCGTCTGACTGAAGCGGATCTGACGACCCGTACAGTGGGTGGAGACGGCATGTTCGATGGATTGATGATGTCGCTTAAAGCGCATCTCAAAGAAGAGCACAAAGAAGGCCGGATGTCCGGTAAAGAATACTCCGATGCTTATGTAGCAATGACCCAATCAGCTATGGGATTAGCTGCTCAGTATCTTATCAATCGAGATAGCCAGTATTGGTCTAATCTCTTGGTTCAGTCTCAAGCACAAGCTGCCCAAGTCGAGGTAGTCAAAGCACGTTTATCTGCTGCAGTTGCCCGCGAAGAGTTGAAGATTGCTGCTACATCCACAAAGCTGCGTGCGGCTGAATATGCCCGTGTAAAGCAGCAACTTGCTACAGGTGAGGCTGAGTACGATCTTGCTGTGAAACAGCTTGAGCGTACGTCTTACGAGCTGACAACAATGCTTCCAAAGCAGGCAGCGTTGCTTGATGCACAAGATGCCATGCTCACAGCACAAGAGATTCAGGTAGGAGCACAAACAGCTCAGGTCACTTATGAGACTGCGAACGTGTTGCCTGCACAAGTTGCCAAAACAACAGCAGACACAGTTGTATCAACGAACCAAGCAAGCCGTATTGCTGCTGAAAAGCTTGTTGTAGACAACGAAGCAGAAATCGGTGACTTCCGCATCACAAGTATGCTTCCGCGTGAACTGGCTCAATTGAATGCTCAGGTCACTGCAACGGAGGCACAAACCGTTAACTTAGTGGCTCAAAAAGAAGTCATTGATAATGAAGCAGCCATTGGCGACTACCGTATTCTAAGTCTACTACCGCAAGAGCTGGCTAAACTGACAGCTGACGTAACAGTTACCACAAACGAGGCTGCACGAGTTGCTGCACAAACTACACAAACGACCGCTGAGACAACTTCACTCATTCCCGCACAGGTGAGCAAAATCACTGCTGACATTAGTATGATCGGTAAGCAGGAAACTAACATCGATCAGCAAATTCTCAAGTCAACCGAAGAAGTCGGTTTGATGGGTGCTGAGCGAGATATTCTTGAGTACCGTGTCATCAACATGTTGCCAATTGAATTGGTTAAATTGTCTGCAGAAAAAGACATTCTGCTGGCCGAAGAGTTGCGTGTAGATGCACAAGCCCTTCAAATCTCAACAGAGACCAGTACGCTACTGCCTAAGCAGGTTGAGAAACTGACGGCTGACATCGTTATATCTACATATGAGGCTAATCGCATCACTGCTCAGACTTCTGCAATTGGCTCAGAAAAGTCAAAGACAGATCTGGAAATCTCTTCAGTGATTCCG